TGAGTACACGACGGACGATGGCCCGCCGATCTCGACGCGATTAGCGTAGTAATTATTTCTGGATGTTTTGACAGTGATTGCCGGGTCATTCGTGCCATTCTTTTTGTTGGCGCGGATGACGTGCTGATTTATGTGTATTCGTTTTTTCATGTCGTTGTGTCCTTTTCGTCGTGTCCTAATCGTTAAAAAAAACCTTACGGACGATAGCCGCCCCGGTCAATAGGTATTATTTGTCTTCTCTTTTCTTGAAGCCAACAGGACGGACAGCGTAACTGTCCCGAATCATTTGTCATGGCTGGCTCACCACACACATCGCACGGGTAATCAGGCGACAATGTTGTGCGCTTCTTGTTGACAATATTTAGGCTGACAATATTTAGGCTGACAATATTTTTGGCTGACATTATTTAGTCAATATCTTGCGGGTGAGTAAAGCCGTCACCCGGATCAGCATAGTCTATCTGCCATTGCAGTTGCAATTCATCGTAATATTCAGCCACTGTCTCACCGTGCTTGTCGATAAATTCTTGCCTTGTCATGTACGAGGCGTCCTCTTCCATCTCAATTACCCAGTCTTTTACCTTACCCATCGCGTGTCCCTACCTTTGTCTCGTAGTGTTCAACATCAGCAACCACTTGATCGATCTTTGTGTATATCTGATCAAGGTCGCTGTCCATCAGGTCTATATCTTCTAAGGCGTGTTTTGCTTGTGTCAAGAAGGCACGGATCACCGTTGTCTGTGTGACCTTTGCACGTAACAGTTCACCGCCACCGTCGCAGTCGTGACAGTGATCGTATTCCTCGACAAGGTCACCGCCTCGTATAGGGTCTGGCACGGCCTCCTCACCCTCGACTTTGCCATAACCACCGCATTGCCAGCAGTGACAAGATTCGACGTGGTTTTCCATCAGCAGTAAATCCTTTCCATGATGCCATTGACTGCGTGCCACATGATCCACGCGATGCAAGCCATACAAGCAAGGCGTATCACGTTGTCCATGAACGGGTCTTTCGCTGGGTCAGTCTCCATCCAGCATGTGAGGATTGTCTTAATCATGAGTTGGCCTTCTCAATCTCCAACACAAATTGGTCTACGGTATCGTTTTTGTGCCATTCTACTTTGGCAGGTAGATATTCACCGTTTATGTACACAGTAATCGTGTCCCTTTGTGCGGCTATATCATCCCATAACAATTCCATTAGTTGTATATAACTGTTATTCATGCTCACCTCCATTGCCTCTGCCTAGCCCACCAAAGTACTGCGGCTTACGTTTTGCTGTTTCGAATACAGCCAGCGTGATAAAGATGCCAGCTAACAGGATTGCGTGGACAAGCGCACTGATGCCGAACACGACAATCGATCCCATCCAGAACGAAAACACAATGCACCACATCCACGCAAGGACTTGCATGATCATGTGGCGGGTGTTTGTGTCGGGAATATTTGACAGCGGGTTCTTTGCGCTGTCCATCACAAGTTGATACCATCTCGTCACTCTCCGACCTCCTGTCTCTTGAGTTGCGATACATAAGCCATATCGATAACGAACACGCCTGTCAAACAAAAAAGAACAGGGCCAGCCCGAAGACCAGCCCTGCTCACAGTTTTACCAACAACACAAATTACGAGAACTACCGAACCTCGTACGGTATACACATCTTTAGCACCACCCTTTGATACTTGTCAAGCCATCTTTTGCACTCCCCATGACTGCGACCGACAAAAAGTGCTATCCACTTCGGATAGTCAACACAAGCCTTTGACCTGACAAAATCCTTGCGTGTCTCTCCGATACGAACAGAGGACACGGGAGCGACAACTTCGTGTCTGCCGTCTTTTGACAAAACGTAGGGCATCAATTCATTGCCCTTACGATCTTTGAACAGTTTAATTTTCCTCACCGACATTGCCCTCATATTCCTCATCTTCTAATGCTTCAATATAAACATCTATTGCTTCACGAATCAGGTCAGCAACTGAAACTTGCTCCAAGCCCCGCTCTGTCATTCTACGAGAATGTACTGACAAAATATCGTACTGCTCGACTGCCATTAAAAGACTGTAAGTCTTTGTATCCTCAAGTATTTTGTGAGGTCTTGCCATCTTGGATTTCCTTTTTGTGTTCCTTATCCTGCTGCTTTTTACGCTTGTCTTGTATGACTCTTTTTCTATACAGACTATCCCGTAAAGATTTAGCTATCGGATTTATTTTTTCTATTTTGTTTTTCATAGGTGTCTCCCAAAGGGGGTATAAAGATAGTGGCTGACAAAATTTTGCTTGTCAATAGATATCGATATGATTTACGCTGACAAAAATCGAGGGAGGATACAACAGTGACAATATCTCCATCGTGGCTCATGAGTTACGTCGAATCGCTTGACATACAGCCGCTGACAAATTTCCGATCCGACTGCCCTGTGTGTGGCGGGTCAAACACGTTCAGCGTGACAGATGACGGAGTTCAGCGTCTGTGGTATTGCTTTCACGCTGACTGCAACGTGAAGGGGTGTACGGATGTAAAGTTAACAAAAGAGTTCGCTAGTCAAGCGTTAACAAGAGATCGACAAAGATTTCCGAACGTCGCTTATCCTCACGGAGCATCTTTTGAAGAACCATCTACATTTGTGAGTCTGTCACGCAACATAGATGCAGAGCTTTATGTTAAAAAGGTCAGTGCTTATGACTCATATCTGTCAGGTCGTTCCGACATTCGCTACGATTTTAAGCGTCATCGCGTTGTGTATATGGTGCGGGATGGTCGCAAAGTTGTGGACGCCGTGGGCAGAGCGTTGCGTGACGTCAGACCTAAGTGGTATCGGTACGGTAAGTCACAGGTGCCATTTGTCTGTGGCGCATCAGATATTGTCTTTGTTGTAGAAGATTGCGCGAGTGCCTGTGCTGTGAGCAATAAAGTTACGGGCATGGCTCTATTAGGCACAAATTTGCTTAACGAGCATGTCAAACGTCTGTCTGAGTATCGTCATGTGTTCATTGCAATGGACAAGGATGCGACTGACAAGGCACTTGACATGGTTCGGCGTTTGCACTTTCTTGTGCCGACATCTTTGGCAGTGCTGCCATATGACTTGAAAAACATGAGGGACGACGAAAGGGACGAGTTCATTGACGAACGTATCGCTTGACACACAGATACTTGGCTTCTGCCTCAACGCAGAATTCTTTTCACAAGTAAAGAACACGCTTGATCGTGACATGTTCACGCGGGAAATGCGTGACATTTTTGACACGTTGACTTACAGCCACACAAAGTATGGCAACACGATGAAATCATCGGAGTTGTCTGCGCTGTTCGATGACCGTAACCCTGCCATGCCTAACAGTGCGCGGGAAAAGGTACACGAGATCATTGTCACGCTTGAAGCTGGCAACCCAGAGAACACAGACATGCACATCGACATGGTGCGTAACTTCTGGCTGCGGGATCGCGCCCGACAAATTGGTGAGAAGGCTATCGAAATCTTCACGGGTGAAAGTGAAGAGTTCGGGGAGTTGCAGCGCCTTATAGACGCTGTTGAAGACGGGCGCATGTCTGACAAGACAACTTACACAGAAGTGGATAACGACTTGGATGAATTACTCGACGCCGTGACAGGAGACCCTGACTTTCCCTTTGATTTCAATCTGTTGCAAGACGAAGTTCCCGGACTAGACAGAGGAAATCTAGGCATCCTGTTTGCTCGACCGGAAGTTGGCAAGACAACTTTTTGTTGCTTCCTTGCTGCGTCGTACATTCGGCAGGGACTCAAGGTTGTGTACTGGGCTAATGAGGAACCGGCTGACCGCATCAAGCTGCGGATCATTCAGTCGTACTTTGAGTTGACCCAGCAGGAGATGCGGCAGAGTCGTGCAACTCTGGCGGCTAAGTATTGTGACGAAATTGCACCCTACCTGACGGTTATGGATTCGGTAGGTACGTCTGTCGAAGAGGCTGATGAATACGCCAAGCTCAACAAGCCAGATGTCATGTTTATGGATCAGCTAGACAAGTTTCGTATCAAGGGTGACTTCAATCGTGGTGACGAACGTCTCAAGGAGACTTACGTTTACGCACGAGAGATTGCCAAGCGCAACAAGCTACTGGTTTGGGCAGTTAGTCAGGCAAACTTTGACGCACACGACCGTCAATTTATTGACTACTCTATGCTGGACAACTCGCGTACCGGTAAGGCTGGCGAGGCCGACATCATCATCGGCATCGGCAAGACCGGATCAAGCGAGGTAGAGAACACAGTGCGTCACATCTGTGTATCAAAAAACAAGTTGAACGGTTGGCATGGTATGATCAACGCACAGATCGACGTAGAGAAGGGGGTGTATTACTAATGAGCAGCGAGTATCGTTACGTTAGAACAAATTCCAAAGGCAAGCGTATTTACCGGCGCGACACAAAAGAGAGCCTAGCCTTTGTTCAAGAATTTCTCAAAGAGAAGGGGATACCGTGGGAAGAGCGTTTGGGTGCCCATCTTCTGTATCTGTTTAACTCTGAGGGTGAGATGTACACCTACTACTGGACTACAGGCAGGTGGTGCAAAGGCCCAGCAATATCCCACAAGCACTACAGCAGCATGGGTATAGAAGACTTTGTAAGCAGGTTCTTCAACAACCCCAAGGAAGAGACAGATGAACGTACTGACGTTTGATGTGGAGACAACTCACACAGAGAAGCGTGGCGGTGGCTACTCACCCCTGCCGTACTTTGGCAACCGGCTGGTCTCCATCGGGTACAAGTGGCTAGTCAGCAGTGTAGACTACGACTGCTACTATCACTCAACACAACCGCCGACTCCAGATGCGTTCACAAAATTTCAAGCTGCCTTGAATCACGCTGACGTTCTCATTGGTCACAACATCAAGTTTGACCTGACATGGATGCGCGAGTGCGGCTTCACATATGAAGGGCATATTTATGATACGATGGTTGCGGAATATATACTATCCAAGGCGAGGCGTTGGCCTCTTGGACTTGCTGCTCTTGCAAAAAAGTATGACGTTACCCAGAAGGAGACGGACCTTGTGGAGCCGTATATCAAGGAGGGCAAGACGTTCTACGACATACCGTGGGAGATCATAAAAGAGTACGGCTGTGCAGACGTACGCGCTACAGAAGAAATTGCACTGAAACAACTAGACGCCTTTGGCGTAACATTTGAGGAGTTATTTCATGAGCCTTGTGCCGACACTGAAGCTGTCACTGGAGATGACGAACGCGCTTACGCAGATTGAGCGTAACGGACTGCGTATAAATTTGGATACACTCGCAGACATCCGCAAAGAATACGAACAGGAGATGATGGAGCTAGAGGTGCGACTGATGCAACTCGCACGGGAGGCAGTGGGTGATACGCCCATCAATTTGTCCAGCCCTGATGATCGCAGCATGTTGCTTTACTCACGCAAAGTGCGCGACAAAAGGGAGTGGGCACGGGTGTTCAATCTTGGTCACGAGATGCGCGGGTCAACTATGAAACCCAAACAACGTGTCCGCATGTCACGCAACGAGTTCAACGGTACAGTGCGCCGCATGACAGAGGTCGTATATAAGACTAGAGGGCGACAATGCCCTTACTGTTCCGGAGAAGGTCGTACACAGGCTGTACGTAAAGATGGTACTCCCGGCAAGGCAATACGCATATGTAAGTCCTGCGGTGGCTCTGGCGTTCTTTACGAGCCTACAAGGGAAGTAGCGGGGTTCAAGATAGTTCCGCGCACACCCTTTGACACAGCATCTGCTGGCTTTCGTACGGACAAGGTTACGCTTGAAGAAAGACTTGACGAGTTGCAGGGAGATACCCGTGAATTTGTTTCGGCATACACACGATACAACGCCCTCAAGACGTACATTAATACGTTTGTTGAGGGCATGGAAAATAACGTGGATGATTACGGTTTCATCCATCCCGAATTCAGGCAGTGTGTTACGACGACGGGTCGCCTTTCGTCTCGTAACCCGAACTTTCAAAATATGCCACGAGGTAATACCTTCGCAATACGCAAGGTGGTCGAGAGTCGCTTCGAGGATGGTTTCATCATGGAAGGCGACTACTCGCAACTAGAATTTCGTGTAGCCGGATTTCTTGCCAAGGACGTACAGGTATATACTGATGTAAAGGCTGGTACAGATGTTCACAACTACACAGCAAGCGTCATAGGCTGCACGCGACAGGAAGCTAAGGCTCATACCTTCAAGCCTCTGTACGGTGGCACAACTGGCACAGATGATCAGAGGCGGTACTACCGTGCGTTCAAGGAAAAATACGAGGACATAACTACGTGGCATGATGAATTACAACGCAACGCTGTTAAGTACAAGAAGGTAAAATTGCCGTCTGGTCGTGAGTACATGTTTCCCGGATGTAAGTGGACAGAGTGGGGTACGGCAACTAATCGCACTGCCATCTGCAACTATCCGGTGCAGGGCTTTGCTACCGCAGACCTGTTACCCATTGCGCTTGTGTCTTTGCACAAAGTAATGCAAGACTCAAAATTACAGAGCGTAATCTGTAACACCGTCCACGATTCGATTGTTATGGACGTTCATCCGGATGAAAAAGATATTTGTATCGATCTAATGAAACATGCCATGCTCTCCTTACCGTTTGAAACGATGAGAAGATACGGCATCACTTACGACATGCCCGTGGGCATAGAAGTAAAAATCGGAAAAAACTGGCTTGACTTGGAAGAAGTAATTCTGTAATATCGTTCTACAACCCCTAAACTTACGAGGTGAAAACATGTTAGGGACAGACGTAATGGCACATAACGATGTGGATAAACTCGTTGCAGCATTTGAAGCTGGAGACGATAAAGCGTTGATGGAGGCCACCGGTCAGTCAACCGGCGGTAATCGTCAGGTGGGACTGCCTCGCCTGAACATCAATTACGATGCAGAGAATGATGAGGGTATGTCTCTTACTCGTGGCTCGTGGAAGATGTATGTGGATGGCAAGTTCATTTACGCAAACTCGGTGATGCTACAGGTCTTGATGCGTACTTACGAGTACAGTGTGTGGGATCAGGAATCGAACTCCTTCTCGCAGAAGTCGGTCCAGAAGACTGTGCTGTCGGGTGAGTTTCCCGATAACACCGGCACGAACAAGTGCGGACGACTGACCCGTGACGAAGAGGACAAGATGTCGAAGGATGACCCTCGTTACTTGCATTCTCGTGCGGTTGTGTGCAATCAGGTGATCTATGGTAAGGTTAGCGGTCACTTCAAGGATGCGGAGGGTAACGATATTAAGCTGGATGATCAGCCGGTTATCGCTTACTTCAAGCGTTCGGGCTTCAGACCTGTTGCAGACTTTATCGACGGACTGTCTCGCCAGAAGAAGGTGATGCAGAAGGTCGTTGCACGACTAGAGACTTCGAAGAACAAGAAGGGCAGCGTTACGTTCTGGACGCCGGTCATGTCTTACTCTTCAGAGGTATCGATTACGGACAAGGACAAGGAACTGATGAGGATGTTTGGGGAAACTGTGAAGGCTCACAATGAGACCATCGCCAATCAGTATCGCGAGTCTGTTAAGCTCATGTCGAGTGAAGACGAATCCGATCTAGCGTCGGATTTCGTTGATGTTGACGCAGCTTAAAGTTCAAGACTTCTTACAAAACGCAGTTCGAGGGGATGTATCTGTCTCCTCGGACAGCATTTCACAGTTTACATCAGACTGTAACGAGGCCATCACAAAGCAGATGAGCCGTGGGGATGATGGGTATCGCATCCGCATGTCCGGACTCGGACGTCCCCTCTGTCAACAACTTCTCGAACGTGAAGGCATGAAGGAAGATATGGAGTACAACTCCCTCTTCCGTTTTTTGTTTGGCGACTTGACTGAGGCTGTGATGATGTTGGCACTGCGCGAGGCGGGTGTCGAGATCGTAGACTTCCAGCGACAAGTCGAGCTAGAGATTGCAGGGCACAAGATCAAAGGCACCCTTGACGTAATTCTGCGTGACGAGCTTGGCGTAGAAAAGGTGTGGGACATCAAGTCCGCAAGTGAGTGGGCCTTCAAGTACAAATACACTGGATCAGGTGGTTACGAGGCCATCAGGAACGATGATCCATTCGGCTATGCTATGCAGGGATTCCTGTATGCAGAAGCCACAGGACTGCCCTTTGGCGGCTGGATTGTGGTTAATAAGTCCAGTGGTGAGATAGCTGTTGTGGACGTGCCTGACTGGTGTCAAGACGACAAGAAAGAGTATCTCAAGGATGCTGCACGGCGTGTCAAAATCTTGACAGACCCAAGTGTCAAACCTCGGGTGGACTTCAAAGACGAATTCGAGACGTTTCGCAAGGACGGCGAGAATGTCCGCACGGGAAACAAGATTCTTGCAAAACAGTGTGGCATGTGCGGCTTCAAGCATCACTGCTGGCCTAACGCTGTTTATCACGACAGGGTAACATCTCGCGCCAAGAACAAGCCGAAAGTCTGGTATAGTCGTCTCAAGAAAAAAGAGGTGTAAGTTGATGCCTTACATTTTTGTGCGAGATTACGACATCGATTTGATGGAAATGAATAAAGAGTTGTATCATGTGTTTGTAGACTCTGTGTTTCGATCAGGTGGGGAACGAAAGGTCGTATATATCCGGCAACATGAGCGCGGATTGCCGTTGACTCTGCGTGAAAACTACTCAGACATGGGTATGTTCACGGCAGAGACTGAGACACGAGACATACGAAAAATAGAGTTACAGCTACAACATATCAGTCGTATATCATTCAACGGAGCAAATGTGTGTGTGCCGATATTGCCCCTCTCAAAAGAACTGGACAATACACAAAGACTATCCCCAAAACTGGGCGGTTACCTAAAAAAAAGAATGGACTCTATAGGGATGGTACTATGAGGGGCATGGGAGGATATCGATCTCACTTCGAGTTGAACATAGCCAGAACTTTGCGTGAACGGGGGGTTACCTTTGAGTATGAGAAGCGCAAGGTTACGTTTGTACCTAAGCCTCGTACTTACACACCTGACTTCTACTTTCCGTCAACAGAGATATTTGTTGAGGCAAAGGGCAAGTTTGATAAGAATGATCGTGTAAAGATGTTGCTGGTCAAGGAGCAGAATCCTGATCTCGACATTCGAATTCTTTTTCAGAATGCGCGAAATAAAATTTACAAAGGTTCAAAGACCACCTACGGTGCTTGGGCTGACCGTCACGGCTTCGAGTGGGCCGAGGGAACTATGCCGGAGGAGTGGTATAAAGATGGACGAAAATGAAATTGCAAGCACGCTTGAACGCGCCAGCCTGTTGAAGGACAGATGGTATATGATACTCAAGCAGGGTGATGACGATGAGCATATATCGATGACTGCATACGACACAACAGAAGAAGATGAAGACGATGAGTACATCCCTGCCGGAACAGTTATTTTGTCAGGACTCGTTGAGTTGATGGAGTCAGACTTTGACAGGGTTATGCAGGCAGGACTTGCCCGTCTTGCCTTTGAAGCAACGCAAGAGACAATGATAGAACAGACGGGCAACAGTGCGGATGTAACTTCGCTTCACGATACAAACATCATCAAAGTGGATTTCGGAAAAAAGCAATGATTAAGGACAACTGGAATTTGAACAACTATCAGATGCAGGCACGCAAGTTTGCTATCTATCCCGAACGCATGAAGATTACGTATCCCGCTCTCGGTCTTGCTGGTGAGGCAGGTGAGGTTGCTGACAAGGTAAAAAAGATTTTTCGTGATAATCGGGACGATGCTAGCTTTAAGGGTGAAATAGCAAAAGAGATAGGTGATGTCCTGTGGTACTGTGCTGCCCTCGCTGATGACTTAGGATTTTCTCTTCAACAGATTGCCGAGATGAACATCTACAAATTGAAGTGCCGCATGAATAAGGGTACGATTGTCGGTGATGGTGACGACAGATGAGACATGAGGAGTACATGAAGAAGATGGCAGAGCAAGAAAGTATGGCAAGTATGCAGAGTGCTGCTAACTTAGCGTGGGCTAACGGACAGACAGACATGGTGCATTCACCGCCGCACTACAATCAAGCAGGGATTGAGTGCATCGACGCTATCCGCGCTGCTACAGACGACGGATACGAATATTACCTGCAGGGAAACATAATTAAGTACCTGTGGCGCTATCGATACAAAAATGGTGTCGAAGACCTAGAGAAAGCGCAGTGGTACTTACAAAAACTTATTGAGGAAATACAAGATGAATAATATGCTGCCTACACCATATCAACAATTTATACATAAGTCGCGTTACGCACGTTGGCTTGATGACGAACAGCGTCGCGAAGACTGGAGCGAGACTGTAGAACGCTATCTGCAGTTCATGGTCGATCACGTCAAAGAGAAGCACGACTTCGATGTGGAAGTGATGTGCCCCGGCGACATTGGCCGACTACGTCAAGCTATTCTCAGTCAAGACATTATGCCGTCGATGCGTGCCATGATGACTGCTGGTCCTGCTCTCGCACGAGATAACATTTGCGGCTACAACTGCAGCTATATTCCCGTAGATAGTCCACGTTCGTTCGATGAGTGCATGTACATCCTGATGTGTGGCACAGGCGTGGGCTTTTCTGTTGAGCGCGAGAACGTGGACAAGCTGCCGGTAATCAGTGACGGTATGCAACCCACAGACACGGTGATCAAAGTTGGTGATTCTAAACCCGGATGGGCCAAGGCGCTGCGTGAATTGATTGCGCTGCTGTATGCAGGATACATTCCGAAGTGGGACTTGTCTGCCATACGTCCGTCTGGTGCGCGTCTGAAAACGATGGGTGGTCGTGCTTCTGGCCCGGGTCCGCTCGAAGATTTGTTTAACTTTGTTACACAACTATTTGTAAAAGCACAAGGTCGTCGTCTGTTTCCTATCGAATGTCACGATCTAATGTGCAAGGTGGGTGAGGTCGTTGTGGTAGGCGGCGTACGTCGCTCTGCTCTGATCAGCCTGTCGAACCTCAATGACGATCAGATGGCACACGCCAAGTCTGGTGCGTGGTGGGAGAACGAGGGACAGCGTGCGTTGGCTAACAACTCTGTTGCTTACAAGGGCAAGCCCGAGATGGGCACGTTCATGCGTGAGTGGCTGTCTCTGTACGACTCCAAGTCGGGGGAGCGTGGCATCTTCAATCGTGACGCTGCCGACAAGCAGGTTGCTCGTAACGAACGTCGCGAGACAGGACACATGTGGGGCACCAATCCCTGCAGCGAGATCATCCTGCGTCCCTACCAGTTTTGCAACCTGTCAGAGGTGGTTGTCCGTGACTACGACACGCTGGAAGACCTGAAAGAAAAGGTCCATCTTGCGACTATCTTGGGCACGCTGCAGTCCACTCTCACTGACTTCAAGTATCTGAGGAAGATATGGAAGACCAACACAGAAGAAGAACGATTGTTGGGCGTATCCTTGACTGGTATCATGGATCATCACGTCTTATCAAAGACCGTCGATTCCGTTCGTTGGCTCGAAGAGATGAAGCGCGTGGCCGTAGACACAAACTGGGACTTGGCAACGAACGGGCTTGGTATTCCACAATCGGCTGCTATCACCTGTGTAAAACCGTCGGGTACTGTATCGCAACTGGTGGACGCTGCAAGCGGCATTCACGCTAGACACAACGAATTTTATATTCGCACCGTTCGAGGCGACAACAAAGACCCGCTTACTCAGTTCCTAAAGGAACAGGGCGTATACAATGAGCCGTGTGTAATGAAGCCAGAATCGACGACTGTCTTCTCCTTTGCGATGGAGTCGCCTATCGGTGCGGTGACTCGCAACGACATGACAGCCATACAGCAACTAGAGTTGTGGAAAACGTACGCTGTGAACTGGTGTGAACACAAGCCGTCTGTGACCATCACGGTCAAGGAAGATGAGTGGATGGATGTGGGTGCGTGGGTTTACGAAAATTTTGATGTGGCGTCTGGTGTGTCGTTTCTTCCGCATAGTGATCATACCTATCAGCAGGCACCCTATCAAGATATCGAACGTGAAGAATACTTGGAGTGGCAGCAAGTCTATGGTCGCCTCGACATTGACTGGGATGCACTATCAGAATACGAGCAAGAGGATAACACGTCAGGCTCTCGTGAACTTGCGTGTACCGCTGGAGTGTGTGAAGTAGTGGATTTGAATGTGGCATGACTGACGGGGGAGACATGCCGACGTGGTGGCAGTGGTGGCTCATTGGGGCTATCACTGTCAACACTGCTATTAACTTAGTTGTTTTCTTTAAGCATAGGTTTAGAAATGATAGAAGTACAGATAAGTGATGAAATGCTCCTTGCTGGACGTAGGAAGGCCACTGAGATGGGTCTACTTCACAATTCGATACTGAGGGGCGGGGGAAGCGTAGCGGGCTTCCTCGGGGAGCAAATCGTCTTGTCTGTGATGGGGGGAAAGTGGGACAACTCTTACGACTACGACATCGTGTTAGATGACGGACGTAAGGTAGAAGTGAAGACAAAGCAAACCTCTGCCACCCCGTTGCCTCACTACTCGTGTAGCATTAGCAATTTTAACACGCGACAGGATTGTGACATCTACGCCTTCACTCGTGTACTCAAAGATTTCTCGAAGGGCTGGTTTCTCGGCTTCCTTCCTAAACAGGAATACTTCGACAAATCAAAATTTATGAAGAAGGGGGATTTCGATCCGGACAACGGGTACGAAGTCAGGGCAGACTGCTACAACCTTTACATAGAGGACTTGAACGATGTTTAAAGCACTTGTCACAGTATGCTCTGTATATCTTCCGGAGGGGCCGTGTTACAATTTTGAAGACACTACGGGATTGAAGCCGACAATAGAGGCGTGCAGAGATCGTCAACAAGAAATGGTAGCCGGTATAATGACTATACCTATGCAGCTTCCCCCGCCATATACAATAGGATTTCAATGCGCACTTGGGGAAGAAACATGAAGGCCACACTCTTTTCATTTAATGTATACCTACGACAAGACGGCAAGGTGGAGCTTGCAAAGGACATGATCAGGCCGGAAGAGTTCCAAAGAGAAATGGACGCCGGTATGCCCGATTATGATGGGGCACACTCCATAGCGTCCATGTTGCGTTACTTTAGTTCAGTAACAGATGAGATGATGGATAAGTCAGGCGGGTATATCTAAGATTTTTCGCCCATAAACTTGTGCATAAAATTTTTTGTTGTGATACCTCTTTCCTCAAGGTATTTGCGTATCATTTTTATGTCTTGATCAGAGGGCATTTTACCGCTATCACGTTCTGATTCCGCCATCATCTGACGATCTGATTTAGTTCGACCGCCCTCTTGGAATCCCGGGACTCCACGTCCCTTCAAGATATCTTTTTTATCAACCTTGCCGTCGCCCGTGAGATCGGGAAAGGCTTTGCCCCCGCCTTTCATGCCCATCATCGGCATCTTTGGCTTCTGCATCATCGTGTTTTGCATTTGATTCTGTTGACCCTGTGTAGAGGTCATCATGCCCCCCGCTTGAGCTTTCTTGCGGGGCTTTTTCTTTTTGGTTGCCATGCCGCCGTACATCATCGGCTTACGCTTGGACATGCCACCATACATCATGGCCTTACGTGGGCCGTTGTTGTACATTTTCATAGCTTACTCCATTATGGTGCTGTGTTTAATACGTCTAGAGAAGGTATGTATAGAGACTCTTCTCCTCTAGCTTGTTCGGGGGTATCAAATCCGAATCTTTTTCTTTCCTGAGGTGTCGCCTTCACAGTGAATCTTCGTCCTGCCGCATCCACCACTGTCTTATCCTCTGTCCCGTGCATTTGACTTTGAATAGCATATGTTTGCAACAGAAGTTCTTCAAACCTAGCGTTTCTCTTAGGGGTCAAAGGTTTTCCGATACGGATCATTTCTAGAACCATTTCTCCGAGTTCAGGATCAGTCACAACAGCAGTGAGAAATTCGTAGTTACTGAACCGAAGGCTTTGCAGCAGAGCTTCTGTTCCCACATACTGAGGACGAACAACTCCTCTGTTAATGGCGTATAGCCTGCTTATGTAACTTTCTATGGACAGTGCCCTAGGCACACCCTGCATAATGATGTTAGAGTTTGCCATAGGGTTGTTTTGCATCTGGGATAAAAATCCTACCGTTGCTTCCCAGACTTTGTAGCGTTCCTCTCCTAGTATTGTTTTCACTACCTCTTGTTGTGCGCTGCCTTCTGCACCTAACATGACCCGTATAGCTTGCGGATTTTCAGATAATTCTGGGACTTTTCTGATTTTAGTTTTGCCCGTTGCGTCCTTAAAGGATTGAGCTATTTCTCTGCCAGTCCCTCTGAACATTATCGAACGAAGATTCAGTGTGTACAAGTTGGCGATAATCTCATCAACTTCTTCTTCAGTGTACTTCAGACCAGCAGCGCCCCCCGGTGGGCCAATGACGGCGTCTTCTTTCAAGTCTGGTGACTGTTTTCTTACGTTAAGAAGGGCAGTTTTAAGTTTTTGATAGTTTGTCCCTCCGCCTTCGATCAAAAACGAGCCTACTTGTGTTTTGTCTGCGTTTATGCCGGTTACCGCTGAAAATATTTCTACAGCTTCGTCCAGATTAGCCTTCATGTCTTTGGCTGGTTGAGCCGCATTAGATAGTGCAACTTTTATGTTTCTTGCTACTTCTTTGTCAACTGCCTCTGCTACTTCTTTGCTTACAAAGCCTTTGTAGTTTCCGATAGTATCGTCAACTACTTTGAAGACATTGAGCATCGGAACTTTAGTTCCGTCAGGTGTCATCATCTGGATGTTGGCTTCGATATCCTTTGCTAGTTGTGTCAGAGTTTGAGCGTCAAGTCTGTCATTCTTCAGTGCATCGGCTACGTACTCACCTACATATGCTCGTAGGTACGCTTGAGCCGTTACCGTATCACTGGCTCCCTCTAGCAACACGTAACCTGTGTCACCCACCTGCTGACCCAAAGCGCGACCCAGAGACAGCATAAATCTGTTAGCCTTCTTGGGATCAGTAAGATTTTCTATGGCGATGAATTCATCCACAGGCACGTTATATCTTATGCCCCCGGGATTTTGAGCCGTAACCTTTTCTCTATTTCGTCTTCCCCACGACATAAGCCGAGGTATAATTGCACCTTCATTCATGTCATACCAGTTTGACTTGAACTGCTTCCATCCTTCCCCAGCTTCATCAAGGTAAGATTTCAAGTCTTGCAACTCACCGGCCTCGTTCATGACTTCTATTCTATCCACAGGCTCACCGGCTATTGTCAAAGTGTCAAACTTTGTTTGCAACAGGTCATTCGCTGATGACAACTTCTCCATAGTGCCACCCTCGTCCCTGTGCCTAAATATCAGGGATGTGAGAGTCATATCCAGTTCTCTCAGTTGTCCGGGAGACATTTCGAAGAGGGGAAGGTCAAGTCCTTCAGCCGCAGCATCTTCGACCAGATAGTTTGCTATGATAGCTTGTTGATTTCTTCCCGCAGGAAATTCCACGCCTGCTTCTTCCGCTTGTGCCCGAAGATTTTTTAGCAACTCCTTTTTTGACTGCCCTGTTTTGTCAGCAATCACGGTAAAGTATCCGTCAGTCAGCGCCGCTATTGTTTTATCAAGTGTGGCTACGTCTGCGGGACGTATGTCCTGTTTCCGAATATTCCTGAGAGGACCGACGCCCGGAACTTCTACATCAAACAGGGCTTGAAAAACATCACGGGTGTCAGCCATAGGTACATCGGATACGTCAACAGGATTTCCGTTAACGTAGTATTTAGCATCGCCCGTGCCCTTGTCTGCTTCGTCAAGATAAACGTAAGGGCGACTCGCTGCGGCTTTGTCAGCGGAGTGTTTTGCTTCTAGGTGTAGGGACGCCAAACCTCCGGGTGAGGCATCAACCTGTACATCCAAGCTGCCCTCGGTGTTTATTGCTCTCTTGGCTGCGTCTCTGTTTCCGATTCGTGCTGTCATTTGATTTGCAGCCAGAGTTACTTCCCTGTTTACTTCTTCTTTGCCCGCGTTTACAAGTCCTCTAAATTGATCATCGGGCAATTCATTAGAGTTAATTAAATGTTGACGATTCAGACTATCGTTAGCCTCTGAAAAGGACATAAATTCTTCTGTCCCTTCCATTGCGACTGGAGATGTTGAAGATAGAATAGATGTTCTGTTTCCGTTTGCCAGTCCGGTGAAATGTCCTACACCTTCGTTAGTGAATGATTGAATAGTCTTGTCCAGCCTGCCCCGTAGGTTGCCGCTTTCCTGTCGCATGTAGTCTATCATCTGGTAGAACTGCTGTTCAGCCTCGTTTTTAGGCTCGAATTTTGCAAGCACCCTGTTCAATTCGCCGTTTAGTCTTTGATTGAGACTGTATGCTTCTTGAATGGCTGCTGCTTGATCACTGTTAAAAACACCTTTTGTGGAAACTGCCTGATTAAGAGTGTTCTCAAAATGTCGCAGAGTTACTAAGCCTGTTATACTCGGAAGGCTTAACTTCATTACTGCGGGGTCTACGCCTGATGCAATCAATTCATCTGCGTATTGCGCCATCATAGAGCCGTGCGTTTCCATGAATATTTGCAATTCGGGTGCTGCAGAGGTCATTTGCTCGTAAGCAAAGTCTAGCTTCTGTTGATCACTACGGGCTAATGATCTCCTGATAAATGCAAAAGCATCTGATCTTTTTCCGGCTGTCACATTCAGAGTTATACCCACTCCAATACCAATAAGTGAGCCGAAATCCCTGTTAATTCCTGCGAATTGAGTCTCGTCAAAAAAATGTCCGAGAGTTGCTCCGCCGACGGTCAGATACAAGTCCTGTATATTTTGATTACGGACAAAAACAGGTATGCTTGATCTGCGTTCAATTTTTTGTAGTCTTAGATGTGAATCAGCTATCCTATCTTCAGCTTCAAGTATTTCTTTTTTCAAGACGGCCAAGTCTGTACCGACAGGTTCATCGTCTGCACCTCCTCGTCTTACCCTCCTCTGTTCATATAGGGCGTCTCGTCTGGATAGCAGTGAAGCGTGATATTGTTTAGCTCTATCAACTTCGACTCGTTTAGCTTTAGGCAGGTTTGCATCTTGAAATTGAAACGCTGTGGTGAGACGATTTTCGTAGCCTTTTTGTCTGCGAGTTTCGGAAAAGGGTAGTCTTAAAAATCTATTGTTGGTGGTGCGAAACTTAGTGTAGGCGTCAACAAGCTCATCGTATGACGCATCTGCATTCGATCTGCGATAGTCC